ATATGTAGATTGAACTGTAACGGTTAGGCTTAGGTATATTGGAACATATACAGGAGGCAATACCGTCAAGCTAACGCCCGCTGGAATCTTATCTGACATGTACTGAGTTACTGCAGGAGTCAAGGTGCCGGTAAAGTTAGCGGTAGGTGTAAGATCTACCACATATCCGCCATTAGTATTTGTATTGTTGCCGGCAGCTAAGGCGTTAGTGATGGTAAATGAGGTTGTTGTAGGAACGGTAGCAATTGTGGCATTGCTTAGGTTGTAACCTACTGGAGTAAGACCGGAGATGTTTACACTATCACCAACCGCAAATCCATGAGCTGAGGTTGTTGTATATGTGATTGTAGTTCCGGTGCTAACTGCAGCAGAGGTTGTAGACACTAATGTGGCCTGAGGATAACCCGGAGTAGCTGAGTTATCGTTTTGTGGCTGAATGTATAAATTAACCGCTGAGTAAACAGATGCGGTAGCTTTTGCTTTTCCTACTTGTGGAGTCATCAATGCTAGGTTTGCATAGTCAGCTAAAGTCACAGCACGTCCTCTAGTAAACAGGGCGGCTTTAATCTTGGCACGTAGTTGAGACATGTTGTCAGGATCGGCTCCTCCCGTAGCAGGAAGAGAGTTGCTAACAGAAAGATAGGTAACCACTTGTGGGTCCAGGTTTCCTGGAACAAATGTCAATTCAGTGATGGAGTTAGACTTAATGTTTCCTGCAACTCCTACGCTTACTCGGTATGTTGCACTGATAAGCTGGCCGTTGGCTGGGATAGCTCCGTTTACACCGTCACCAAAAACAATGTTGGTAGTTCCATCTTCATTCTTTGATGTGGTAAACACAGAGTCGGTGCTTCCCCATTCAAGAAGAGAGTCCACATATGACCATTGAGTAAACGCCGCACTCTGACCTACATAGGCAATCAAAGAACTATCAATGATGTTAGGGTCTAAGACGGTGTATGACTGGTTAGTAGTTCCATCAGAGTTGCCCAGGTTAACGGGCAAAGCCTTATTATAGGTGCTGTCAATAAGGTCAGGGCGATCCGTATTAACTGTCTTGCCTTCAAGAGCTGCCAAGGTAGTTGAGGCACCGGCTGCAAGGCCTGTATAAGACTGTGTGGTCTCAAAGTAAACCTGGGTATATGGGCCGTATGATAGTGGGGCCATCACCTGGGTTCCAACTGGGATGTCAATAGAGTTAACGCTGTTGTTGGTAAAGGTTACGCTGATAGACGCAGGCGTTGGACCGGATGGTTTATAGTCAACAAGGTTTGCAAAGTTAAGAAGGGTATTGGTTTGGACTGCAGTATCTACTGTGGTCTCATTTGCAACCCTATCAATATAGTGAGACATGATGTCTCCCATGTATGAGAATGCTTCTACCAAAACGTTACCCAAATCAGAGTAGTCTGTAGGGTCCCAGGTGTAACCTGCGGTGGTAGTCCTAGCGCCAATAAGGGCAATAAGATCTGTTTTAAGAGAGTCAAAATCTCTAGAGGTATAGTCGATTGAGTATGTCATTCTTATCCCTTTATGGTTCCGTCAGTAGATAGTGTTGCTAAGTTAATAGGTAAAGAAGCCGTAGTGTTGTCTGGAAGTATAAGGTTAACCTTTACGCTTTCTACGCCAGAATTATTATCAAAGATAAATTCAACACTGCTTACTTTTATTTGGGGCAGCCATACAGCCACAGAGCTTCTTATAGCGGACTCGATAGCAACCCTGGCGTTACCATCATGTTCAAAAAAGGATTTGCTCCAGTCGACCCCGTAAGAGGGAAGCATAGGGCGTTGACCAATATTTGTAGACAAAAGAGTAAGCGCTCTGTCTAAGTATATCTTAGCACTATCGGTAGTTGTAGCTACAACTCCAGACGGGCTATAGGTATATGGCCATGAAATAGCGACTTGTGTAGTCATCCTTGGACTCCCATCCATACAGGTTTGTCAGGATCCCCACCAATAAACATAACCCAAATAAGCTGGCCTATGGCTGGGACGGTTCTATGAAAAGTGTGCTCGGGGGTAGTAGGGTTGACCATATCGCTGCTTACAGTGCCGGTCTGACTAGGAGCAGTAGTGCCGTTAGCATACTTGCTGGCTTCAAGTGAGTCTGACCCTGTTTGAGTGGTAGTAGTTATTGTAGAGATGTTTTGTGGGCTGGTCTTAAGCATGCTCTTCGTGGTTGGTACGTGAGCGTGGTTTAGCTGGTACGAAGAGTTCTTTGCTACAACAGTAAGGGCAGGTATAGTTACTGTACCCCCCAGCGACCCTGATGTTGTAGTGCTTTGAGTAGTGAGCATGTTGGCAATATCAGAGGCTAGATGAGCTTTATGGTCAGGATGGTATGAAGTGTCCGTTACAGGAAAGCATCCAGGAACCCAGTTAGTGATCTGGGTAGAAGTTGTCTGGTGAATCTGAAGTTTTAAAGCTCCTCTGCCTAGAGGATCCTTGTTATCTACAACGGTAGCAGAATAGATTCCAGGCATGCGTAGACGACCCTGAGGGTCAAACCCATACTCGGTCTCTATCATTTTACCGAACCTTTCTTCTTCTTAGATTTATATTGTACCTTAAGTTTTGCTACGCTTGCTTTAGGAGGAGCAATAACCAAGGTTGATTTTGGCACAGTAGGTACCCCTACAGGAGAAGGAGTATTGACTGCCGTAGATGGGGTAGTTCCAGTATTAAGATCAAATGAATTTGCATTAGGAGATGTCTGCGCATTAACAATCACCACATCTTGTTGAACAAGAGCCTGGCCTGAAAGCTCTGCTTGAACATCCCTAGTTCTAGAAAAGGCAGAGGCATTTGGGTTTGTATCCCCAAGCAAATCCGTTCCAACCTCAAGCATCACCATGTAGTTAGCTGGAGATCCACCAAACACGTGAACGGCAGAAAGAATGGTCCAGTATCCCGACATGCCGTTTGGCAGCCCATCAAGATAGATAGGGTCGTATGGTCGTAGATCAGGAGTGCCTACAACCGTAACGCTAGCCCTGTGCTGCCACTTGTGGTTTTCAGAGTAGCCGTCAGCAATCTGCTTGGATTCAGCTAAGCTGTTTGAAGAGTCTTGTACATGGTGTTTTTTAAAGATAGCTTGTGCAGCAGTAGATGAATCATTAGAAAAGTTAGTCATTTGAGGAAGTACCCCGGAGATGGTGTGACAACTCCCTTTGTTCCCTTTTTAGAAGGAGTATAGGCATGTTTAGTTTTAATAACCGTGCCTGTGTTTTTGTTTACTCCGGTAATAACTCGGTCAACACGAACGCCAGCTTCAGGGGCTTGGTCTGAAATATGTGGCTCAAAATGAGTTATTGTTCCAAGAGCACGAACAGCAGGCACTACTACCCCACCTACCTCATTAGATACATAAATAAAATAAGCAGCAGAGTTTTTTAACGACTGGTAGATCTTATCTTTAGACATGTAGAACAGAGTCGTGTTCTCTGCTCTGAGGGCAAACCCGCTTTGCTTAGCAAGCCTGCGAAGAACTTGCCAGTCACTTTGACCTGCCTGTACAACAGTATCTCTTACTCGTGGATCACGCTGAGTAACGGCGGTAAAGCCGTGCTTTGCACAGATTCGGGTAACTACCTGATCTGAAGTTAAGTTCTTATAGATAGATTGATCTGTATCTTTAAATACCCAGCTAGCTCCAATACATACCACGTCAGTGTTTCCGCCCTGCATGCCGTTGTTCTGATAGGCGTGGTTTATATAGCCATACCAAGTAGTCTTACTTTTATCACCGCCAGTGATAGTAAAGATAACAGGATCTCCTCCAGCAAGGGCACTTCTTTTAAGAAGTGGGGTGCCTTTAAAATGGAGAACTAACCTATCGTGGGACTCCATGTCTTGATGTAGCTCAGCGCCGACCAAGATAAGGTCCATATCAGGAGCCTTAGGAAAGGCTACTGTAAAAGAACTTCCTGCCGTATCCGCTATCCAGGCAAAAGTTTTAAAGGTATTAACAAGATTAGTTTCCATAAGGGATCCTAATTACAGTTCCAGGAACAATATCAAATGGATCTAATATCTCCGGGTTAATGTCTGTGATTTCCCACCAAAACTTAGTACCAATATTAAACCTGTTAGCAACCAAGGAAAGCTCATCTGACGCTTTCCATACGTAAGTAATATACTTGATATTTATTCCAGAGGGAAAAGACCTGTACACAGAGATCTTAGGCTCATTTGTTACAGGATCAATAGTCTGAGATAGTGGTCCGTCGTAGTACCTAGATACGCGTTCTATCATAGTGTGCCTCCAGTAGGCTTACCAGTACCTGTAGTGTTTGAAGTGGTTGTAGAGGTCAAGCTAGAAGCAAGACCGCCTTTAGCACTATATAGGTCATTAAAGCTGGTTCCTGCTGCTTTATCTGTCCATACTGCAGGGTAACGATTAAAGGATATATCTACTACGCTGAACATAGGAATCATGTCAAGGGTAAATACTCTATGGTATACGGTGATAGATGCTACCGATCCAAAGTAACGTAGATTATCGTTTAGATATAGCCAGCAAGGGGTAGCCGTTGTATAGCCAAAGTCTGAGGTTGGTCCCTTATAAGAATTACCAAACAACAAAGAGTTCTCAATAGGATCGCCATTTATAACACGATAAAGGTATTCAATATCGTATTCAGTACCTCTTTTTAGAATGCCCTGAATAGCATTGTTGCTAATCTCATACCCGTATTGTTTTGTTAAAGAAGGTAGATTTGCCGGTCCTTTAGGAGTTGAATAGTCTCTTAAGTACTGCATATCAGGAATACGATTAAAGTACAGTTCAATATTTACTTGCTGGTTTCCTGCTAGCAAGTTTGCAGGATCCTTAGATCCCAAGGTAAAATCAATTTGATTATTAGAAGATGTACTGTACTGGATAGCCGTTGGATTGTACATAAACCTAAAGCCCCAAAGCTTACTCCCTGTATTTCCAGCAGTCCCCAAAGCAAGGTTATCTGGGTTTGTATTTAAAGAAGCAGCGGTATTTACGTCCTGTATAAGCCTGCCAAGACCTTGAGTTCTTGGGCTTTCTCCCGTATACCCAATAAGCATATTTCCAATAGGGCTGGTGTAGTTTGGGCTGTAGAATGCGGCAGGGTCGCTAATTATAGGGGCCCCAGCAGCAGCAGATTGATCTGCGTATGTAATCATTCTTTGACCAAATGAAACATCTCTTGCATCAATGTGTGGAGGAGGATTGTATCTTTCCTCGTCAGTAGGTGCTACTGTAGGGGTGTAATCTCCCCCCGCATTTGTTGATGTGGTCCCTGCCCCACAGTTAGCTAGCACAGCTAATCTAGCTTTTGAATACCATGCTGTTAGCTTTGGCCCATAGTTGGTGCTTCCGCCTTTTGTGCTTTCTACCCTGGCCTCAGTAAAGGTATCTAGCTGTTTAATAGATGTGCCGTTTAAATTAGAGGCATAAACAATAACTTTATATTTACCACTATATGCAGTAGCGGCGGTACTGCTTGCAGGAATGCCCTGGATATAAAAACCTAACCAAGAAGGAGCATTAAGACCGGTAGCAAGCCCACAAAAATCATAGATCGCAGAGCCAATAAGAGGCCAACCACCAATAGTGAATGTTCCTGTTAGTTTTAATCTAAGAGCATCTGGCTCAGCGGGGGTAATTCTTCTATCACTTACGTTAAAATAAGGTACGGTTGTATCTGCAGCTGACGGAATCTGTGTAGCACTGTTAGTATCTAACCAGCCTGTGTTGTTAGAAGCGTTGTAATTATTAATGATCTTACCGCTAAAAGTAACGCCCGGGTTCATAGTGAACCCAGCAGCTTTTGGAGAGACAGATAGTTTAAAAGTATCTCCATTGTTGTTTATAGGGCACATGTAGGTATACTTTGCAACAAGAGGATCAACATACTTTTTTACTGCTGGGTTGCCAGGATTTATCTTTCCAATGTAATTATATGCAGGTTTTCCTACACCAGTATCACCATAGCTTCCATTAGGCCATAGCTCTCCACTAACCGCGCAAGTAATTGTGAAGTTGTCCACAATGTTTAAGTTTCCTAAAACTGTGCCTGTAGTGCCGCTATTAATCATGATGTCTGTAATGTTTGTCTGACCGTGATCTTTAGAACCTAACCAGTATACGGTTGGGTTTTGCGGTACACCGCTAGTTGGAGTAAAGGTTCCTGCACCGTATGGGGCTGCAGAGGTGTCCTTAACAACCATATAAAATCTAACATTGTACACAACTGAAAAGTCAGGCTCAATTGTAGTTGTGTGTGGGGTTTTATTTAACGTGTCTCCTGTTCTATAAACTCCGTTATTTTCTAAATAATCGCCAACAAGGTTAGGCCATAGCTCAGTATTCTCATAGCTTTGTGTGGCTGAATCAGTGATGTCTTCAGCAAGGGCGGCCTTATTCCAGTCAATGTATGACGATACAGTATATACATACTCATATGTAAGACTCATTATAATCCACTTCCAATACTACTTAATGCATAAGGG